TTAGAAGTATACGCTTGAGCTACCTGGGGTGAACTCAGTGCCAAGACCCTGAACGATAACAACGTGATAGTAAAGGTTACTACCAAAGATGTTGTCAACAACGCCGTAACGTGTAAGCAAGCCAACACGTGGTGCGAAGTCGTTAGGACCAACGGTACGCTGAACCATAACTGGGATGTATGGGCAGTAGATGATACCGGTGTCGTAGAACTCAGGACCCTTATAACCAAGGAGTGCGTACTCGATGTTAGAAGGAGCGTTGGTGTAAGCACCGGACTGACCGAAGTTACCGTTCTGAACCTCTGTACGAGTGTCACGGTAAACATTGAAACGGCCACCAAGTGAACCAACCTTAGCAATACCAACTGGCTGTGTGTTAACGTCGCCAGCAACTGGGACCCACTGGAACTCAGGAAGCATCTCAAGGATAGCGCAAACACGTGGAGTAGCAACGATGAAGTTAGCAGCACCACGACGGTTACGTACAGCAATGCGGTTAGCCTCAACGATCAAACGCTGGTAGAAGTCACGGTTACGCTCTGCAAGCCAACGGCCGTCAGCAGAAGCAGGAGCCCAGACGGAGAAACCAGGACCGAAGCCAGCACCAAGTGCAGACTGGATCATGCGCATAAGCATCTCACGGTCGATCTCAGCTTGGATCTCGTAAGACATTGCATTGGTGATTTCAGCGTCGATGTCGATACCGTTCATGTTCTTAAGATCCTGCTCAAGCTCAACGGACCAACGAGCGCCGAGGCGACGGGTACCAGCTTCAACAGCGGTCTTTTCGAACTTAACTTCAACCTGTGGAATGTTACCAGTGATCTCAAAAGCAGAGAGGATCTGAGCAACACCCTTGTCCTGGTCAGCAAACTCCCAGTAACCAGCAGCACCAGAGAGGTCATCAGAAGATGCACCAGTGAAACGAGTGTCAAGAAGTTGGTAGCCGAGTTCGTCACCTGGAAGACCAGAACCGCCGGTGTAACCACCAGCACCTGGAACTGCAGGCTTAGCAGAATCAGCAACACCGTCAACACCTGTACCGAGGGTATCAGACTGGTAAGCATAGCGAAGTGCGAATGCAAGACCAACTGGACCACTCATTGGCTGAACACCAACGATGTCGTTAGTGATAAGCTCAGGGAATGTACGACGAATCATTGGGATGAGAACCTTAGGAAGGCGAGCATCACCAGGCGCGTATGAGTCGGAAGAAGTGGAAGTGTTCGGGTGGAAACTACCGTGCGCGTTTGCTCCGAGAGCACCGCCACCTGTGGTGTTGGACTCTTCGAGGCACCATTTCTCTTGGTTCTCCAAGAGTACCGCTGTATTAAGGCGGGTGTGTGCATCTTCAATAGCGGCAACGCTATCAGATGTGTAATCGAGTACTGGACCCCACTTTTCCAAGAGGGCATCAGCGCGACCTTTATCAATAAATGATTGTGGTTTATTCATAATTTTATTTTCTATTTGTGTTATTTCAACCTACATGGGTTATACCCAAGATACTCAGGTGCTAGGCACCTCACTGTTTATGAATCGAGTCAAATTACTTCATCAGATCCAACCCATCAAGATATGGGTTTCTTGGAGCTGAAGGTTCGACTTTCTCCTTAACAACTAATTTTGGAGCATCAGCTTTAACAGTACGTTTGCTGATTGCTTCCTCACGAATTACATCCATTTGCTCCTTCTCCTTACGGTCAAATAAGCGAGCGGTGTAATCGAAATTCTCTTCGATAAACTTAAGTGATTTATCGGCTAAAACTTTTCTAAGATAGGCAGACTTTTTATCGTTGAACTTTGCGCAACGACTCTCAAGAAGAATGCTACTTTTTGCATTATTATAGCTTTCTGTGAGTGTGTGGTGATCAACTTTAAGAGCTGCAAGCTCTGCTTTAAGTGCGTCAATCTCTTCTTTACCTGCAACAAGTGTTGACTTGACAGACTCTTCCATGAGAGAAGAATCAACAGCAAGGGTGTTACGAAGGCCTCTAAGAACATTGTATGCTTCTTTGTTCTTAGTTGCTTCCATGATAGCCTCTGTTGGGATTACTTCTTCAATGTACTCGTCAAGGTAGGTGGAAATAGACTCAACGAGAGTTTCCTTAAATTCAGCAGCGCCTTCATTAAGTTCGGT